GCCATTCGTCTACGCTCTGCTCTTTCTTGACTATCTTTTAGTCTATCCTTTTTTGCCTGTAATATTTTCTCTGCATTGTATGCAAAGTAATTCCACGATGGGGTTTCTGAAACAGCAAAGTAGTACTCAAGTATATCGTAGCATCCTGACAATGTGTAAGACTCAACAAGAGCATCAGATGCCCATTGTTCTACATTTAGATTTAGAGATGGCTTTGATTCGTACCTTGCGGTATGATACTTGCTGTATCTTGAAAGCAAAGCCATACGGTCTTTGCGTTCAGCCATTACTTTTCTTCAGCCTCGGATTGTGCTTCTAAAATCTTAGCAGTTAGTTTGTCTTCAACAAACTTATAGACACGCTCAAAAGACTGATCTACTGTCTCTCCGTTACGTGAACTATCAACAACACCAAGATCAAGTCTTAGTGATTGAAAATTTCCTAGATTTAATGTATACCCTAGTGTTACAGATACTTTTGTTGGTTCGTTTTCCATGCTATACCCTTCGCTAAATAGATTCGCCCCAAATGGGAACAAATCGTCCATCTTCTGTTCTTCTATATGTAAGTATACCATCGCCCATCCTGCGTGTCAACTCTTGCTTGCTGGGCGTAATATCATTAGTTATTAATTTATCTTTTCTTGGTCTACCAATATGGTATGAAGCAAGTATATCACGGATCTCTCTGACTTGCGATTCTGAGTAATACGATCTTACTTGAAAGCCTCTTGCTCCACCCTTTTGAGATCCCGTTGGAAAAGGAATGACTCTTCGTTTCATTAGTGATGGCATATATTTTTTATGACGATTAACTAAATCAGCAGTCTGCCCTACTGTGTATGCTCGTTCTCTTTTGTTTTTAAAATCACTAATTAAACAACTTTCAATCTGATCCTTTGTAATATTATAAACAGACATAATCCCATTAGACTTGTTCAAATGGTGTATTCTTACTAGGTCTCCGTTAAGAAACCAAACCTTTTTATTCCCTGGAATTACAGGGAGGACATTGTAGCCTTCGCTCTCAATTGTTCCCTTTTTAATAGCCATCGGCCCTCCTGAGAATTACTTGGTGGATGAAAGAATGCTCGTGATCCACAAGACATGCAGTACATCTCTAAATTATTTATTTCAGTATACTGTCTATCTATAAACATTCTACCTTTACATTTTTTACAAAAAATCATCAGTTAGGGATACCTATTGCAATAAGGTTAATGCCAACACTTGTTATTCCGCCAATATTGAACTTGATTGATCCCTCTATACTTGAAGTGGTTACGCTAGAAAGAGTAACTACAACATCTTTTCCAGCGTCAGAGGAAGTTCCAATACTTACAGGGGTTGCTGTTACAATTGGAACAAACTTAAACTCAGTTGGGAAAGAATAAGAAAATGTACGAGATGAGCCAGCAGTCTGGCTTTCCCCATTTGTAACTCTAACATAGCCACCAATAACTCTTGCCTCTGAAGTCTTAACGCTCTGCTTGCCTGCATTTGGTGTGTCAACCGTAACATACTTATTGACAGATGTAGAAGCCTGAGTTGATAGATCATTAACAGCCTTAACAATCTGATAGATGTAGGTTACGTCTAAGGGCTGTCCTCGTTCTGGTACGGGTAAAATTGCCATAATATAATTATACCAGACTCTCAGTTCCAGAATCATAAATAGTTAATGATGGATTAAGTGTTGGATTTATTGAAGATACTTGAACAACAGACCTAACTGAAGTTGTTCCAGTTTTTAAAAATGAATAGTTAGTCGATCCAGTTGTTGCTCTATAGGTTGGATTAGCAGAGTCAAAGCCAACAAAAATATCATATAGTATTTGTGTAGAAAGATTTCCAGGGTCCCAACTAAGAAACAAAGTATTTCCCAATTGTCTTAAATCTCCAGTACCAGCCTCAACCTCTTCTGATTGAGTAAAGACTATTGGAGAATAAGCAGACTTTCTGTTCTTATCTTCTGCAACTATTCTAAATCTTAAAACAGTTTTGTTATTTCCTGTCACTTTTCCAAGTGACTGTTTTTTAATAACAACATTTTTAATTCCAGGGTCTGGTGTAATTGGCATGGCTAAACGTCCAGTGCAAATCTAAACTCTATGTAGTTTGTGGTATTTGCTGATTTTATGATTGGTCTAGACTGTACATTTTTAATTACAGAGTACCCAGTTAAACCGTATAAAGAATTTGTTGCTGTATTATTTTCAACTCTTAGCGCATCTAGACAAACGTAAAAAGAATCAGATGGCAAACTATCTTTAGTAACAGTAACAAAAATCTTTGCTGTTGTAACCTCAGCCCAGTTAAATCTTAAACTTTTGTCTAATTCTTGAAAAGTTTTACTTACAACAACATACCTATTGTTTTGAAAATTATGTTCGTTTACAGATGTTCCGCTTACGTATCCTGTGTTATCGATGTCTACTTCAAAGTTTGCATACTGAACGCCTACATTAGATACAGTGTGAGAAAACTGCAAAAGTATTTTAACATTATCTGGAACAACTAAAGAGTTTGCAGTTTTATTAACAACAGAAAATGCAAGTTTGAGTTCGTCTAACGGACTATTTTTTGTAAAATCAATAACTGTTGGATCTAAAATAATATAATCTGAACCAGTTGTTCCAACCATAGTTCCCTGTGGATTATAAGAAAGAGTTGACGTGTCACCTCTCATTGCAATAATGTTATTTAAAAATCTACATCTTTCATTTCGACCAACTCTATCTTCATCTGTAAAAATTCTATTGTCTGCATTTGTTGCAAAAACTTTTGGTGTCTGAATGATGTTTCCGTTATTACTTTCTCCATCTAGAGGACCATATTCTACAAAAATGTTAGTAGGAGATTCTCCATCGATACTGTATCTCCAGTTGTCTGTATCTGAAAAAGAGTAGACCACTCTGCTATCAAATGCTCCTGCTGCTGGATTTGATGCTGCAGAAAATATACCTACCTCAGTAATCTCATATCTTTCTTGGGTTGGAAGTTCTGCAGTCAAGACAACCTTTGACAGTCCGTCCTCATCAACAAAGCCTCTAGAAACAATAGGCATACGAATCATTTCAAATTCTAAAGACTCTTTATTTTTCATTGCTAGTAACTCGGCAGGACTAAATGAATAGTCAGAGGCAACTGGCTTTGTTCCGCAGCCTATGGCAATGTGAGATGCATAGGATGTGGTCTGCCCAACAAGGTATTTCGCCAAGATGTTTTTGCCTACATTAGTTATCATTAATTTCTCCCCTAGTATATTGTATCATCATAAGTCCCTCCAGCAGTTAATATTTCAACCTCTACCTGCTCATTTTCCTTTACGTTTATTAGATTAATCACAAGGTCTCCGCTTATTGGGTCGATGTATATAGACTTTCCATTATAGACCTTTACTCTTTTTGTTAAGTCTGGATTAGTTCCGATCAAATCATATCCGTTGCCATATTTTGGAAGATAGTTGGTAAGCGTTATAGCCAAAGAACTAAAGAATGAGTCGGCAGACTGAAGTCTTAAAACGTTGTTTGGATTGTATTGTAAGTAAAGATCTGTTAAGTTTTTAATTGGTTCGTAGATTACTGTCTGACCATTTACCAAATCGTGTCTTGATATTGTTGCAAGTTCAAAACCACCTATGTCTTCAAAGATAAGGTCTGTCATTATTTCAATAGCAACAACCTGCTCGCCAAATATAAGTAAATCAGGTGTTGCAATTTTTACAGAACCAACAGTACTTGTCTTGGCTGGTTTTGGAATTGCTGCTGTTGCAGGCATGCTTTTATCTACCATTAGATTACCTCACTTAAATATAACTGCATCTCTGGGCCATTAGAACTTCTTGAGAAATCAATATTGTAGACAACAAATCTGTTAGATGAGTTTGCTGCGATGTCTATTCCATTTTCTCTATAGTCTAGGGTTACTATATCTCCGAGTTGAATTGTTGGAATAGAGAATATCTTAACTCCTAAAGACTTTCTTGGCTTTGATATTTTTGTAACAATCCATTTCATTAGTTCTGATGCTTCATCCTGTGATTGAATATAGGCAGCGTCTAAAGAAAAATCTTTTTTACCATGCTGCATTCTGCTAAACTTAATGTCCTCGTAATCTAGTTTAAATTTAAAAGGATTTGAAATTAATTTATCTGCAACAAATTTTGGATCTGACATAAGACTGTTCTTACTAAAGTATTGATCAACCGTTAAGGTATTATTTGACTGCTGAGTAAAAGTAATTCCTTGTATTCTTA